GTGCTCTTCCGATCTCGCTTGGTCCACCAGACTTGACTAAGCCTTCAAATAAATTAACGCTTTTCTTTGCGTTTAATTTATCCAACGCTGAACCGTAGGATTCAACTTTTTTAGCGGCTTTATCAAAAAATTCACCCGTGTTTTCAATAGCCCCATCAATTGCTTTCAGCGCATTTTTAGCCGCGTCATTACCAAGTAAAGCCATGCCTTTGAGGAACAAGCGCATTGGACCAGTAACCAGTTTAAGAAACGCTGTTACAAGATCTCCCACAGTTCTAATAATGAAACCAATAGCCTGAATGCCAGCCTTGCCAATAGAGATAAGTATATTCCTAAATGTTTCACTGTTCTTGTAAAGTTTTATAAAACCTGCAACTAATAAACCAACTGCAACAACAACAACTCCTATTGGGTTTGCTTTCATTACAATACTTAATGCTTTAGTTGCAATAGTGGCAGCATTAATAACTAATAAATATGCACCGTAAGCAGCAGTCAAAACACCAACAGTAATAGCAAATGCTTTCACTTCACTTTGATTGTTCTTAAAAAAATCACCAATTTTTTTTAATACTGGAATCAATAAATTTAAAATTTTAAGCAATCCTCTAAATGCGGGCATTAAAGCATCACCCACGGCAACCTTGGCATCTGCAAATCTGGCTTGCAATGTTTTCATTGTGTTAGCCGTGCCGTCTGCTGTTCTTGCGTAATCACCTTGGGCAAGAATTGTGTCTTTCATAATCAATGAATAAGACGCTTGTGCTTTAGCGGCAGGTGTTAATGCTCCGCTTGTATTTTTAATTAAACCTAAAGATAGGGCTTCAGTTTTTAAACGCGCTTCTGATAAAGCAACACCAAATTTCTTTAATGGTTCTGTTTCGCCAGATAAACCAGATCTTAAAGCCAGGATTGCATCATCAATACTAGTGTTGTTAAAAGAAGCCATATCTGCTGCAAGTTGTACTAAAGAGGTGGACATTGTTTGTGCTTGGCCTTGTCCTAAACCAAATGCTTGAAATAAGTTTCCGTAAGTTCCTGCTGCTTCAATTGCTGCTTGATTACTAATACCTAAATTGTCTGCTGCCCCTTGACCAAACTTTAGAACTTCTGCTGCGCCCTCACCAAATACAACATTAACTTTAGATACAGATTCAGCCATGCTAGAGGCTGCCATAACCGTATCTTTAGCAAAAGATGTTAATTGGGTAGCGGCAAATGTGGCTCCTAGGGTTGCTCCAACAGTTTTAAGTTTGCTAACAAAATTAGTCATGCCTCCAGTTGATTTTTTAATATTGTCATCTAACCCTTTGAGGCTATTTTGTGCTTGGGCTAATCCTGCTTTTAGATCATTTACATCAGCAGAAAGTTTTATTAAAATTGGTGGGATTACATCAGCCATTTTATCCCCTCATTTTTTCTTTAATTGAGCCAACAAAAATTCTTTGAATTTGTCCAGAGCGGATCAAACTTAAAGCGGCTGGTTCTAGGTAAGGATATTTTACGCCAGATTTCCAACGCGGACTTCCTTTTTCTACTGCCCTTGCATATTCCATTGATGCGCCAACAATCGCTATGTAAGTACCAAATCCATAGCGCACTGATGTGTTTATAGATCTTCTTAAATTACCTGTAACAACATTCGGGCCAGGACCACCAGAACGCGGTTGCCCTTTTTTATGTGTACCAGTATTAGCATTTAATTTAGCCTGTCTTTCAACTGCTAAACCTGCCCTACCAATACCAATTTTTGCGCCTCGTTCAACATCAGATCCCACATTGCCAATAGCCCGCAAGACATCATCAAGATTAGTGATAACAATTGCTCCACCATTCATAAATCCTTGATCCTGTCAGCCTTCACGCTTTCAACAGTTGTAGCAATGGCTATTAACCAATCTGCTGTTTCTACTGGCAAATTATCTACCTGTTCTGGTGTCCAGCCAAATCGGTCAGCCATTTGAAAGTAGTACCACTGTTGGTCAGGGTAATCAAATTCTTCATGCCGCCTTCCTCCTTCCAAAAGCCATTTTAGCCTTTGGAGTTTTCGGTAAGGGCTTTTGGGTCTGCCTCATTCTGTTCTGTTTCTGATAACGCTGGAAACAAATATTTCTGCGCATCTTTTGTTTGCTCAACTAAAAAATCGTAATCTTTCATTTCTAATTCATCAATATTGTCCATTTTTAATGCTGGAATTAGCATTTCAAAAGACCATTCTTCAACAAGCATTGCGATTAAAGCATCACCTAATGCAAGAGCCTTAGATAAATCTCCGCCTTCAGCATCAGCGCTTTTTAAAACACGCTTGCGATCTTTTACGCGCAGTAAAGTCGCATCTTTTAAAGTTACGGTTGCGCCTGATGGTAGTGTTATTTTCTTTGACATACATGCCTCCTAATTAGTTACCTTCCATACATCATAACCTAAAAGGAACAGATGGGCAGAATCGCGGGAAGGCGTTCGCAATTACTGACCCATCTGTTCTGGAACTAATTAAGCGTATGTACCAGAGGCCTTAGCATTCTGAAGTACCCACTTAATATTACTAAATCCGCCAGTTGAACCAGCGTCAGTAGTATTACCTTGTGCATTAATATCACATGTAACCTTTACAAAATCATCTCCGCGCTCAATTACTGCGGCTGTGTAAGCACCCTTTGTAATTGTTGCCTGGATCTGTACTGCTGCTGCTCCTGTGCCGTAAGCCCAGTTAAGAACAATCGCAGGTTGAGTATTAGTTAAATAGCGGGTTAATTCTGCGTTATCTTCCATAATGAAAGTGAATTTACCGCTTGTTTCTAATGGTCCAAGAAATACTTGGAATGGATTTTGAGTTTGCGCAATGCCATAAACAGGTGTGACATTTCTAGTCAAATCAATGTTACCTGTCATTGCTGTTGAAACTGGTGATCCACCGATTGAAACAGTGCCTTGCCAAACTGGTGTTGGAAGGATTGTTGAAAATGTTGGTGTTGGTGTTGCGGCTGATGCTGATAAGAAACCAGTTGTTTTGGTTTCGTATTCCAACATGCCATCTGCATTAAATTTTAATGAGAAATCAGAAAACTGGCAACCAGGATAAGCGCGTACTGCTGCTGCATAAAAATCAGTCAGCGTGTAAGAAATTGGTTGGTCATCTGCTGCTGCAACTGCACTATTCTTTAATGAAATAGTGTGTGTAAATGGTGCGCTTGCACCTGTTGTTGCTACTGAACCCATGATTCCTGCAAGTCCATAGCCAACAGTGTCGGCAAATACGGCTCCACCAAAATCAAATGTTGAGCGTGTGCGCCCTGGAATATAGTTGTAATTAACTATATTTGAGCCACGCAAACCAGTGTCATAGAGCGGATCAATAATATCTGCTGGTTTCATACTGTCTTTAGCAACAGGAATAAAATCTGTTGGTTGCACTGCTGTACCTTTAGTTGCTTCTTTAGCAATACCGAGGTAACTTCGTACGGATTGTTGTACTGACATTACTTCACTCTCCTAGTGTCTTGTCTGACGCGGCAGACGGGGTTGTAGTTGTACTTGTTTTAGTAAATGATTTTGCTTCACCTGAAGAACAATCAGGGTGAGAAAAACCTTCTGGTGCGTCAAACACATCACCTTTTTTTACTGTGATTCCGAGCGTAGGAAACACGCGTTCATCTGATCCATTATATGTATATCTCATCATGCTCCTTATGCTTGAATCATTTCTGTTGCATCAAATTCTATCTCAGCGAAGGTTTCCGTAGCGCCTTCATTACTAGTAGCAGGTTCTCCATAACGGGTGGTTATGCGAGGCTCCGCTCCTTGCCAAACTAAAGTTCCAGTTGTATCGCCAAATCTATGATCTGATCTAAGCCTTGTTTTAATATTGTCTATAAGGGTATCAAAATCAGTCATTGCATCTTCAGAATTTCGTTGCAGGGAATGTTGGTAAACCTGAAGAATTATGGTGTAATCAACACGCTTCCAACCAGATGTAGCCCCACCTATTGCAAGACGGGTTTCATTCTCTGATGCAATATAAATTACGGCAGCCGCTCTTGAAAGTTGCCCTGCTGTTGAACCAACTTGATAGTTAATACGCTTAGGAAAAGATTTAAAAACTTGATTTAAAGTTGCAATTGGTGGTGTTGTTAGAAATGTATTGAGCGTAGATCTGACACCAGTACGGCCTGCCATTACCTAATCCTTCTGTATAGAGAAACCATATCTAAGGCCAGCGCTAAATCTGAGCCAAATCGTTGAGCGCCACTTATGTTTCCTGATGCAGAGGTTGTTACTGCCATAGTTAAAGAGTTATCACCTCTTGCCTTAATAAAGGCCGTTGTAGCGAGAATGGTGGCCTGTTTAATAGCGCTAGGCATATTACCTATGGCAACACCAGCAGCGTGTGTAAAGCCCAGCGCTGAGGTTAAAGGAACTGTTGTAGATCCAAAAGTATATGTGCTTGCAACTGTAATTGTTTCGCTACTTGCTCCGTCATAGATGCGATAAGACTGACCTGCTATAAATCCAGCACCGCTAGTTACAGTTAAAGTTGTTTGTGTGGCTGTTGCGGTAACTATTGTTGTATTTACATACCCTGCAACATAAG